ACAAAGCAACAGGAGAAACGAAATGAGCCTTAAGACATTTGACGAAGTGGTGTCGTGGTACGAGCGCACCAAGCCCGTGATCAGCAAGCACCACACGAGGGAGGCCGACGTGCGGCCTATCGGCAACCGCAAGCGCAAGTGGGAGCGCATCAAGAAGATTGATGCCAACACCTATGCGTTGGTGGACGGCAACTACGGCAACACCATCTGGCGTACGGCTACCGCGAACGACCATCTGTACGAAAACACGATGGCACCTATCACGTGGATGCGGCGCGACGACGGCGACTACATCCGTATCCGTAACCACAGCAAAGGGCACGCTGCGTACACACGCTATAACTTCTTGCAGGCGTTCTTGCCGTGGAAGATGCGCTTTGAGTACAACCAACAGGGTAAGCACTGGATAGATGTGGGCGGTGAAATCCACGTGTTGCCTAAGTGCCGGGTGACCATGGACTACAGCACGCCGCAACGTCCGGTGGTGAATGCCGACGATACAACCTATCTCTTGTTCCGTGTGAACAAGGACGGCACGTTCACACGTGCCAACGATCCGCTCAAGGTCGAGGTCAAGACCATCGACAAAGAACTCAAGAAGCAGTGGCGTCCGCGACTGGATGCGTTCTATCAGTACTGCGCGGCTATCGCCCCGATGATTCAGTCAGGGTGGCAAGTCAGGAATGAGTACATCAATCAGATCACGAAGTACTTTGATGACGAAGATCAAGGCAACCTGCGCGGTGTGTGGGTACGCAGTGGCTCTGACATACCGCAGGACTTGGTGCGTGCTGTCGTGTCAGACGATGAGCACTCGATGCGGGTGGCTGTTGCGGCGTTGATCGTGCACGAGATTGGCGGCAAGCGTGAGGTCAAGACAAAAGAGGACTTGCAATCCATCAAGGCGGCGTACAACCGCGTGATGAACAAGGCCATGGGTTTTTACAAGATCGAGGAGAAATGAGATGGCATTCAATCATATGTCTGTAGCAACAGCAGAGCGGCACCATGCTTCGCATGTCGAGACGGTACGCACGCACGTGTACACCGCTGACGACGAAGATACTAAGACACGTATCGCCAATACTGGCACTGTCGATGGCGCAAACGTCGTCATTGAGTTGGCACGGCTGTGCGATGAGGTGCGCAAGGCACACAAGCAAGTCAAGTTCGCCGTGGGCCCACGTGCCAAGCGTTCGTGGCGTGATGGACTCAACCTCTTGGCTGAGGTGTGGGTGTACTTCCCCGGCGACCAATACTGCACGATGCGGCTGGGGTTCGCCGAGTACGGTGTCGCGGGCACGAGTGACAAATACGGGGTGTACTCACGCCACGTCACCAACGAGCGGTTCAGGAGTAACCGGGAGCAGCACCACATGATCATGGCCGAGGCGCTCCCGCGTATGCTCAAAGCGATCAAGAAATGCATGCGTCCGTACACGCCCAGTGACATCGCAGGCATGACGTTCGACGACATCCAAGGCAGGCTAAGTTCTCAACGGTACACGGTATCGAACGCGTTCGACGAGGCACGGGCTCAAGTAAGAATACATCGCTCGTTCTTCAGCGAGATGCGTGCGCTTCTCAACCTCGGGTATCAGTTCAGCGATGCATCATTCACAGCGGCGGTAAAGACAATGGTTGACACATACGAAGAGAACGAGGCCAAAAAACATACGGCACACCATGGCTACTATGTGCAGGTGCGCGAGTACATGGGTGAGCAGGTGTTCGATGTCATCCCAGTGTTTGACATCAGGCAAATGCGCTCGTCCAACCTTGGGACGCACACCACGTACAACGCCGACGGGTTGGCTCAGTTCGATGCGGAGTTGCCAAGCAAGCTGGCTGCGCTGTCGATGCTGGAGGATGGTGCGTTCGTCGAAGAGCTCGGGCTCAAGGCTAACGAGGTACGCTACTGGGTGCTCAAGTGAGGAGGCTCGGCAACGACGGGTGGTCTGCTATGCGCCTTCCACCTGACATCTCACCCGATGCACTTGCGCGGCAACTGATCGTCAACAAGGATTTCGACAAACACGAACGACGTGTCTACCTTGACCACATCGTAATCACCGACCTGACTCACGCAGGCGCTTGGACGCTGATGGCGCTTGACGATAAGAAGGTAGTCGGCGATGACAACATCTACCGCGTCAGTATTTTCCCTAGTGGTATCGACGTGGTGTGTTTCGGCCTTGAAAGTATTGACTCGTGTTTGGAGGGACACTATGATTGCACGGACGATCTACCCGACTGGGTTAAGGAACGCCTCGCTGTATTGAACATGATCCCTGCTACACCTCCAACGCGAGAAGTGGAGGGGATAGGCCGTCGAATCTCTGCGCATGTGTATTGGGTGTTCGCACCCAACGCAGGCAGTGAAGCGTCCACGTCCGCTTGACGTGTGTGAAACTGGAGAACTGAGATGCGTAAGAAACCAAGTGTTGCGGAGCAAGTGCGCCGCATGATTGACCAAGGCCACACCAACAAGTCAATCATTGACAAACTGGGCATCAAGCCACAGATCGTCTACAACGCCCGATACCAAGTCAACAAGGCCCGAGGTCTCGGAGCGATTGGCGCAATTGCGCCTGCGCCTGCCGAGGGTATCGGTGCACCGCCCAAGCCCAAGCGCAAGTACACCCGCCGTGCCCCTGCGGGAACTAGCATCAACCCCGCGCAAAACGCGTGGCCATATAACCCGCCCGAGCCGTGGAACATCACTCTGTTTGAACCGCCGACCCTGTGGCAACGCGTCAAGGGATGGTTTCGTGGCCTCTACGCCTGAGGCCAAGGTCAAGAAGAAGGTGGTTGCTCAGTTGAAAACGCTGGGCGCTTACTTCTTCTACCCCGTCACCGGGGGGTACGGAGCCAGCGGTGTCCCCGACATCGTTGGCTGTTACAAGGGCAAGTTCTTTGCTTTCGAATGCAAGGCAGGCAAGAACAAACCCACTGCACTCCAACAGAAAAACATCGACGACATCCTCACGCAGGGTGGAGCGGTGTGGGTTGTTAACGAACAGAACATGGAAGAAGTTACATCATGGCTAACGACAATGTGATCGACTATGCGTATCCCACGATGATGGCTGAGCGGTCACTCAAAGAGTTGCACAACGCGATGTTAGAGAACCGCCCCGACGACGCACTGCTGGCTGGCCTCAACGCTATCGTTGAAGTCCGACTGGCGCTGGCTGCGATTAAAGATATGGCGGAGCGCAAGCGCCCAGAGGATTTGAATCCCGGAGACGACTATGCCTGACATCACTATGTGCGCCAGCACAACTTGCAACCGTAGCACCCAGTGCTATAGACACGCAGCAAGCGGCACCGAGCCCAACCCCTACCGACAGGCGTACTTTGTCTCCACCGAGATGACCGAGGACGGGTGCGAGAAGTTTTCCCCGAAGGAGAGGACGAATGAGAACCATCATACATGTGAATCAGCATGTCATCAAAAGCAACGCGAAGTCGGGTGCATCTGACCCCGTGCTGACGGTGAAGACCTACAAGTCCAACACCTATGCCCACGAGGTCGAGATCCTCGGCCCAAGCCGAATCGTCTACAGCCCGGACAAACCGCTATCGTGCGGAGCCAAGGTCTGGATCGAAACTGACAGTGAAGTAATCGTAAAAGAGGAGCAAACAAATGACTGCTAAGAAATGCCGCTGCCCATCGGACAGCCCCTTCCTCTGGAAGCACGACCACACCCCGTCCGTTTTCCTTAAGGACCCCCACTTCCGAGGCCACGGCGCTGTGATGTCGCAGAGCCAGACGCAGGTGGTCGAGCGAAACCGCGCTCAGGGTATCGCCATCGGCACCATCCCTAATCTGTCGAACAAGGCGCAGGCCATCATCAATGTTAGGCAGTTCATGGTGTATTCGAAAGCAGGGAGGCCGGTGTGATCCGTTGCCCCGAGTGCGGTAAGAACAGTAAGATAACGGAGACGAGACATGCAGTCACGAATAAAAGTTACCGAAGACGGCAGTGCACCAGCGGACACGCGTTCACCACGGTGGAGTCGATCACAACAGGAGGAACTAAGAAAAATCTTAGAGAACAAATGGTGGCCGTTCGACAGGGCCGATCCAAAGGTGCTAGCGTACCTGCATCGGAAGATGAAGGCCAATGAGTTGAGCGAGTTGAGTGATGTCGGCGAGGCGTTGATGTGATTGCCGACCGTGGATGCGCACAACGGGGGTGCGCGTGTTATGACCCCCGGGTTGATAAAGATGGAGTCGAGATGACAGAAGTAAAAGCTGACGATCTACAAGTGGGAGGCACCCACTACAAGGACATGCCCGTGCAACCATGGGCTGTGATGGAAGCCGTACTCACACGTGATGAGTTCATTGGGTTCTTGAAGGGCAACGTGATCAAGTACTCGATGCGTGCTGGGCGTAAAGAAGGTACCGATGACGCACTCAAGGCGCAGCACTACCTCCAGAAGTTGCGCGAAGTAAAAGAGTGGGAGTACTGAGATGGATTTGATAACAATTGACATGGAGACCTATTATGATAGGGATTTCAGTCTTTCTAAAATCACGACGGAGGAGTACATCCGTAGCCCGCAGTTCGAAGTTATCGGCGTGGGCGTGAAGGTAAACAACGGCGACACACAGTGGGCAAGTGGTACACATGAAGAACTCAAGGACTGGCTCCGCAACTCATTCAAGTGGGCGGACTCTGGCGTATTGGCTCACAACACAATGTTTGATGGGGCTATTCTTGCTTGGCAGTTTGGTGTTCATCCTCGCGTTTGGTTCGATACTCTGTGCATGGGCCGTGCCCTACACGGTGTGGAGGTGGGTGGAAGCCTCAAGGCGTTGGCTGAGCGATATAACCTTGGGCAGAAGGGCACCGAAGTCCTGAACGCTATCGGTAAACGCCGAGCCAACTTCAGCGAGGCAGACCTTGCGCGATACGGGGACTACTGCATCAACGACGTGGAGATAACCTACAAGTTGTTCCAACGCATGATGGCAAAGAAGTTCCCCAAGCAGGAGCTACGCGTCATCGACACAACCCTGCGCATGTTCATCGAGCCGATCCTTGAACTCGACAAGGGCATGCTGGAGGAGCATCTGCGCGAGACCGTCGCACGCAAAGAGAAGCTGTTGCTGGACTGCGCGGCTGATCGCGCTGACCTGATGAGCAATAACAAGTTCGCTGAACTGCTCCGTGGCTATGGTGTCGAGCCGCCGATGAAGATTAGCCCGACTACAGGGGAGCAGGCGTACGCGTTTGCTAAGAACGACGAGTCGTTCAAGGCTCTGACCGATCATCCGGATGAGCGGGTGCAAGCTCTCGTGGCTGCACGGCTTGGCAACAAGTCAACGCTGGAGGAGACTCGCACCCAACGGTTCCTTGAGATTGCATCGCGTGGCGCTCTGCCCGTGCCGATCCGCTACTACGCCGCACACACTGGACGGTTCGGTGGCGACGACAAGATCAACATGCAGAACCTGCCGAGCCGAGGGGCCAACGCGAACAAGCTCAAGAAGTCCATCGTTGCGCCGAAGGGCTACACGATCATCGACGCTGACTCGGCACAGATCGAAGCTCGGGTGTTGGCGTGGCTGGCTGAGCAGGATGACCTCGTGGAGGCGTTCGCTACTGGCAAGGACGTGTACAAGAAGATGGCGAGCGCCATCTACGGTATCGCTGAGGAAGAAGTCACCAAGGACCAACGGTTCGTGGGTAAGACCACAATTCTCGGCGCAGGCTACGGCATGGGCGCGGTGAAGTTCCAAGCCCAACTCAAGACGTTCGGTGCGGAAGTTGACTTGGAAGAAGCTCGGCGCATCATTGACATCTATCGGCGCACCAACGGCGCTATCACCCGGCTGTGGCGGCAGGCTCAGAACGCGCTTGTCAACTTGTCACGGAGTGACGACGCTCCGCTGGGCCGTGCTGGTGTGTTGTCGCTGGTGCCTGCCGAGCGTGCTATCAAGTTGCCCTCTGGGTTGCTGATGCGCTACGACGACCTGAAGTTTGACCAGACCGAGAAGGGTGTCGAGTTCCACTACCAGACCCGCAAGGGACGCACCCGTATCTATGGTGGTAAGGTTATTGAGAACGTGTGCCAAGCCATCGCCCGTTGCATAATTGCTGAGCAGATGCTCAGGATCAGCAAGCGATATAAGGTGGTGCTGACTGTGCATGATGCCATCGCCGTGTGCGTGCGTGACTCCGAGGTGGATGAAGCACAAGCATATGTGGAAGACTGCATGCGCTGGGTTCCTGAATGGGCCACGGGCCTGCCCGTCAACTGCGAATCAGGTAAGGGTAAGTCGTACGGAGACTGCTGATGAAAAAGATTCCCGCGTGGTCGTTCTCGTCAATCAAGACATTCGATCAGTGCCCTAAGAAGTTCTACCA